ACAAGCATTAACAAAGAAAGTATATGGATTGTTATCTGTATCTCCAAATGGAAGATCACGTCGTGCTTCCAAGTCATATATGGTTGCTCGAAGTTGAGCGGTTGTTTGACTGACTATTTGAAACTTCATAGAGATGTATTCAATAAATAATTCTTTACTAACATGATCTCCATATGTTCCTGCTATTCCAAATACTGTTTCCAATGAATGAGATTCTTGTGTTTTTCCCCGCAAAAATGGTTGAAAATATATGCCCTGAGCATTGGAGCCACTCTCTATACGAGAAGCTCCTGTTGATTTCACCAAATTAGGTGCAGCTATTTGTTTAAGTATACTCATAGCGGATCGTCCTTTATTTGAGGTACGAGACTTCACATATGACGACTTTCGTCTTCCTGAAGTTTTTGAAAATTTACGTTTAGAACTTGTTTTAGTTCTTTTTGACTTTGAATATGGACCAGAGGATTTGCGCTTTCGGCCAAAAAGGCCAGCTGCGCGGGCCATTGAGCCCCATGTTGGTCTACCTCTTCGAAATCTATACATGTTTTTGAAAAACGAATAGAGAGTGATATAATTGAGTTTTATTTTTTGAAGTGAAATTTTGTCCTATGAGATAAAAAAAAGTGAGTTTTCATGTTTTGTGTTTTGTATGTTGATCGAAACTTCCAAATCATAATGTATCAAATTTTGTCTGTACATATGGTTCTGAAAAATACTGAATGTCAAATCTTCGTTTGAGTGCCTTGACCAATTCTTGGTCTGAAAATATAGTTTCAATACTGTAGTTAGATGTTATCACAATTTTTTTGGGTCGAATGAATAATGCTGAACCTTTTGTTTCTGAAATGAATGCATACTTGTCAGCCCATATCTTAAGATGGTGACCAAGTTTTTCATGAGACAAATCAAAATCATCAAGTATGACATTTTCTTGTCCGCGATATGAACACCACCATTTATTACATTGTTTCATATATGCATCAGGATAAAGTACGCGAGCCAAATGGCTCTTACCAGCTCCTGGAACACCGTGGAGCCAAACTCCACATGGCTGTTCCAAGTCATCAGGCTTTGACATGTAATCCACGTAAACCCTTTTGTATGTATTATAATATCTAATACGTAAAGAAGCGTCTATATCTTCATAATCACCCTTCTTAGCGCACGACCATGCCTCCTCGTGACGTGCTTTTTCCAACTTACCCTTTTCGATGTTAAGAATAGGAGGAATCCCATGTTCATAAAATTCTCCTGACTTCTTACAATAAACTTGATTCTGATCAATCTTGCCTCTCATCCGCTCTATGTGAGCGCCATGAGGTAGTATATTTTTAACAGTGCTAAAACGAAAAGGATTGAGAAAGCAAATACAACCCTGTAAATGAGGGGTATTTGTTGTGGGAGCAATCTCAAAACCAAACAAAAGATATCTACAAGTGATTTCTTTAATGTTTTCAACGTCTTTATCTGTGTAATTGTTGACTGTGAAGACCCAATTTCGACCCCTATCATCCATTAGTGGACCTGTGTTGACACACTAGGTATATGGTAATACTTAAGACATATACCTAAGTGATGCGAGATAAAAAATTTCTCTAAGTCATTTACAACACGCCTATGAAATTTTACATGTGTGGGAATATTCTTTTGTTAACCGAAAAAATAATAGAAAATACTAAGTTTATTCTAATAACTTACACATGTATGTGAATGGGTATAACCGACAAATGAGAAATGTAATCTAAAATCAAAATTTCCATTAACCCTAACCCATAACGGAACACTATTAAATACGGAAATGTATTCGAAGTAAGCTCTCGGGTTATTGGGGGGTCGATGGGTTGAGTCGCGCTTCGCGCGAGTTAAGACGATCCCAATAAAAGTTTTTTAAATTAAACTCTAATTACAGCTGTTCCTTGTCCACTATCATCATCCATAACTGTAGGAGTAGTCATAGATGACAATGGATTAACTGCATTGTTGTGATAAATGTAAGAAATAGAATTGTCCTGAACCATACGGTATTTAATTTCTGATTGCCATGTAATATCAATAGCAGTGGGAGCAATTCCTACAAGATTTTGTTGATCTCTATCATTACAAGGAAATCCCTGAATAATAATCATAGTCATTCCTGTTCTTTTTTGAATTACATCAATATCAAGAGAGTCCTTATCATATCTAAATTTGGGTACACGCCAATTGTGTTGACGGAATACATTATGACGATGTACTTGACCAGGATTCAAAACAATTGTTTTTGATCCTTTTATTTTCCATACTGACAAAAAGTTTGGTGCATTGTATGGAGTGACACCTGGTGCAAAGGCATTGGGTAATCCAACTTGTGCACAAGCATTAACAAAGAAAGTATATGGATTGTTATCTGTATCTCCAAATGGAAGATCACGTCGTGCTTCCAAGTCATATATGGTTGCTCGAAGTTGAGCGGTTGTTTGACTGACTATTTGA